TAAAATCTCCCAAATCCCTTGCCTCGGCGGGACTTGGTAATAAGCCAAGTCGGCGGTTCAATTCCTGCTTATAGGGACTAAATAAATTTTGAAACTAAATTTTAAAACGATGACGGATTTGGAAGTACAAAAAATGATGATTGAAAATGAAATGGATCATCAAAAGAAAACATTTACTGAATTTCAAACATATTATAAACCTACTAAATTAGGAGGACTTGGAATTGCAATACAATGGAGTGAGCAGGCAGTAATGTCAGAATATATTTATACTCAATTGAATTATTTATTGGAAGGGCTGAATCAGGAGAAAGTTGATGACATGATTAATAATCAGAAAAGGTTATTAATAGGTATGTCAGATTCATTTAATTCTACATCTGCTCTATCAAATGCAGCCAGCCATGCTCAGCATAAAGGAGCATCTAGGTTGATTGATATTTTAGAAAGTGTATCACATAAAGGAAAGGGGAAATTATCATGAACGAATTAGAAAAAGCATATTATCTTTTCCCTGATGAGATCAGAGAGCAAGAGGCTTGGGTAAATCCTGATGAGGATTTTTTCGCGTTCCTAGAGCAAGAGGAATTATTGGTATCAATTGATGACTTAAATATTTGAAATCATGAGATCGCGGGAAGGTTCGAATCCTTCCCATGCTCAAAATTATTTTTAACTAAAAACTAAGACGATGAATGCAAAGAAAGCCAAAGAATTAGGAGGCAAGAAAATTAATGAGTTTGAGGAAGGAGCTTACGTTGTTAGTCTTCAGACCGGAAAAGTTTGGGAAGTTAACCAATGGGACATAGCAGCAAATCATAGAGGAGTTTATGTGCGGAAAGCGGAGGATTGGGAAATATTCAGGGGAGGCTATGACAAAGCCAAATCCGATATGAAAGAATGGTTACATCTATATGCTGATGCAAATCATGAAGTAGGATCATGACCCGCACTAAATATTCATACGGGACTCGCTGTAAGATTAGGAGTCCCAGATTTAAACGGAGGACATTTTACTTCCTCCGTATTGAAAAGAAACTAGCAGTGATTCATCATGTAGGGAGATCGGAGAAATCATCTTACTCCCTGCTCTTAAATCCTGATAAAATAATTTATTTACCTAAACTTTAAATGATGAAAACTTTTAAGACATTAAGGGAAGCTAAGCGTGGGAAAGAAGCTAAGGTTTGGCATGATGGTATAGCCATTTATTTTCCTTTTGATAGGGATACATTAGCAAAAGTAAAAACACTCATAGGACGCAAGTATCATGGCGATGGTAAGGTTAAATATTGGACGTGCCCTATTAGTTTAGATTCAATTGAGAATCTTATTAAATGGGGATTTAAGATTGATGATGAATTACAAAAGACGTTGGATCGATTGCTTAAAAAGATTGATATAGATGTTACGAATTTAGCAGACACAGAAGTAAAAGGTTTCAAAAAGAAGCTTCGTCCTTTCCAAAAGAAAGCACTTACGTTCATAGATCTAAATGGGGGACGTGCTTTAATCGCTGATGATATGGGTTTGGGTAAAACTATTGAAGCGTTGGCATGGTTACAACTTCATCCTAAGAGACGTCCTGCGGTAGTGGTATGTCCTGCTTCGGTAAAGATGAATTGGGTTCAGGAGATTGAACAATGTATGACAAGCCGGTTCACGTTTGAAATTGCGAAAGGTAAAACTCCCTGGAGAATTTCAAGTAACACAGAAATCGTGATGATCAATTACGATATTCTTGATGCATGGTTGAAGGCTCTTTTTGCCTGGAAACCGGTGGTAGTTATTGCTGATGAAGCGCATAAGTTCAAAAACAATAAAGCAGCTAGAACCGTGTCTATGAAATCATTGGTGAAGAAAGTGAAGTATTTCATACCAATGACCGGAACACCTATTCAGAATAGACCAATGGAAATATACAATGCGGTCAATATGGTAGATCGTACATTATTTCCAAGTAGGTTTGAATTTGGTAAACGATACTGTGCGGGACATCATGATGGGTATGGATGGAACTTTAAAGGTGCTTCTAATATTGAGGAGCTCCATAAAAAGTTAACTAGCACCATCATGCTCAGGAGGACCAAAGAGGAGGTTCTACCGGAACTTCCTCCAAAGGTGAGATCGTTTGTTCCGATTGAATTAAATAACCGGAAAGAGTATAGTGCTGTAGAACGGGATCTTGTAAAATTTATCAATGGTGAAGTTGAGGTGGATATTGATAATCTGGACTCCACGTTAAAAGGTAAGCCGACGCAGGTTGAAATACTTGCTAAAATTGAATACCTAAAACAAGCTACAATAAAAGGTAAGATGGATTCAGTTATTGAATGGATCAGGGATGCTATTGAAACCAATGGAAAGTTGGTGGTATTTGCCATTCATAAGATAGTGATAGACCGGTTGACGAAAGAGTTCGGTGATGCCGCTATTAAGATTGATGGATCAGTTCCTCCTAGTAAACGGCAGGAGATCGTTAATAAATTTCAGAATGATCCTAAACTTAAATTATTTGTTGGTAATATTGTTGCGGCTGGGGAAGGGATAACTCTCACGGCAGCATGTAATGTAGCTGTAATTGAATTACCTTGGACTCCAGGAGCACTTGAACAAGCGATTGATAGGCTACACAGGATAGGACAAATGTTTTGCGTCAATGTATGGTTTTTGCTTGCTATGAAAACTATAGAAATGGACATAGCACAATTGCTTGATGGGAAGAAGAAGGTCGTTAGTGCTGTGACTGATGGAGTTGTTGTATCTGAAGAATCATTGATAGCAGAATTGATTAATAAATTTAAACAATAAGACGATGAAAGAAACATTCAGAAAAATTTGGAGAAACATATGACGGTGATGAAGTATAATCTTGAATTACATAAAAAAGTGAATGGGAGTTGGGTTCATGATTCAACTCCTATTTACAATGTTCCTTACGCTTTATGCAGAGGGGAGAAAATAAAACGTGAAGCGTATAAATCATATTTTGAATTTTATAAAATTGTAAAAAAATTAGAACGATGATATACAAAAGAAGTAGAGTTAATAAGGCACATCTGAAACGAGTGCGGGAAATGAATGCTAAGGAATCATTGAAAGTGATCCGATGGATGAATGACGGGTTCCCTCCTAGTGATTGGCGGCGGGATACTAAAGATGTGATTGAAGCTTGTCAGGAAATTGTTCAATTGCGAAAGCTTCTGAAGGATATATTTGACAGTAGTACTGTTTATGCAAGTGCTATTGAATTATGTCATCCAAGTAATGTTGATCCATGTCCTATTATGGATTTTGAGGATTGGGAAAGGCAAGCAAAGAAAGCCATAAAATACGAAGACGAGGCTGAGGAGAACCAAGTTAATTATGGGGATTCAAAACAATTTGAAATTGAAGGATGATGTGCCTAAGTAGAAACTTAAAAGGATACCATACTGGTGGATATTCTGGAGGATGCCACTACCCAAAGAAACAATTATTTTCTCATTTCCATCACTTGCATAGAGCAGGAGATCCGTTCAAAGCAATGAAAGGAATTCCAGTTAAATTGGGAGTATTGAATTTGATTGATTGGTGTAAGTTTCATGAGTATATTGAAGAATACCGAAACTGATGAAACGGACAAAACATTCAAAGAGGAGGCGGACTAAATACCCGTCTCCTTTAACTGATATCCAAAGATTGTTAATCAGGATACGGTTGCTGGAAAAGAAAGGAAAAAGTGATCGAGCTAAGAAGCTTGATAAACAGCTTTACAAATTACAACAAGCTCAACTTAACAAAAGAAACTATTCATGAATTATCTTAATTTAGTTAGAAAAATTGCTTGGTCATTTCATAGGACAACTGGAGTGGATTGGAGGGAGTTATTTAGTGAGGGATGTGAAGCATATTATAGGGTTTTGCATTCTCATGATTTTGACAAGAGCAAAGAAATGACTTGGGTTTATAATTGTGTTACCAATCAGATCATTAATTTTTTAAAAGAAGAGGATAAGTATAAGAATAAAGAGATCAGGGAAGTTGATTTTGATTGGCTGCATCCTGTGATTGATACTCCGGATTACTTTCCTGAAGAATGTGATTTGTCTTTTGATGACTATGATCTATCAAAGGATGTGAAAGTGATACTTCGGATGGTGTTTAAAAATATTCCAAGATATTCTAAAAAAGCAGCGTTAAGTCAGATCAGGAAAGACTTACGGGAAATCAGGGAGTGGAGTCACCCTAGAATTAATACAAGCATGAAAGCTTTACGAAATGAACTCAAATTAAATATTGTTTGATTTGTATAATATAGGGAATGGCAATCATTGATTTATATATTGATTACGGGATTGAGACTGCTCCAGAAGGACATAAGCATTGTATAGATGGATGGGTAAATATCACCTGCCCTCATTGCACTGGTTCTGAGGGCTATCATCTTGGGTTTAATATTGGAGGTGCTTACTACTCCTGCTGGAGATGTGGGACTCATTCAATCAATTATACTCTAGCAAAATTATTACAAGTCCATCCTAAGCAAGCTAAGCAGATTGGAAAAGAGTATAAAGTATTTAGAAAGAATGCTGGAGGGATTAATAACCTTTCCATTGATGTTAAGATAGGACAAAAGAAATTCAAATATCCTTCAGGGGTTTATGAGCTATCTAAACCTCATAGGAGATACTTAAAGAAAAGACATTTTGATCCTGATCAACTTGTAAAGGATTGGGGGTTGCTGGGGACTTCTCCAACCAGCGGATTGAAAAGTAAAGAGGGTGGTTTTATTTTTTACAAATTTAGAATCCTTGTCCCTATAATTTGGGAAGATCAGATAGTCACTTATCAATGCAGGGATTATACAGATCGTCAGGCTTTAAAATATATGGCATGTCCGCAGGAGAGGGAGATCATTCACCATAAGCATATTTTGTATGGGCATCCTGATCTTTGGGAAAAGAGAATTGGAATTGTGGTGGAAGGAGTATTTGATGTGTGGAGATTGGGACGATCAGCATGTGCCACTCTGGGAGTAGGGTTTACTTCTGAGCAGGTAAAGACATTGGCTAGATTATTTGATAAGATATTTATTGTATTTGATCCTGAGAAGCAGGCTAATCTACAAGCAAAAAAATTACAGGAGGAGTTACAATTCCGTGGGGTTGAATCCTATGTTTATACGGACTTGGAGACTGACCCGGGTGCTATGTCAAATGATGATGCCCGGTATTTGTTAAAGGAGTTGAAATTAGCTCCCTAGTAGAATCCTTTTTTTATTTCATCGTTTTAAAAGGATTTGTACTTGGTGGTACAAGGCTAGGGGCTAATTTCTATTAAAAGATTATTAATTAAATTTGGATTATGATAGGAAGCTCAACTTATTTAAGAATATATAATTTCTTCATACAAAACCCAAGTGACGGGGGAATGCTTTTGAGCTTGCTATCCTCCCTGATCTTGGGTTTTTTCATTTTAATCCCTCCTGTATTATGAAAAGGACAAAAACCCCATTCAGGATTCCAGATGCTATCAATTGTAGTTCATCAAAAGAATTTACTCAAATTCCTAACAATGTATTAAGAAGTCCTGATATATCAGGAAAAGCAAAGGCATTACTTTGTTTAATGCTCAGCAATAAAGAAGGATGGTATTCATATTTAGTGACTATACAAAAGATGATGAAGGAGGGAGAGGAAGCAATTAAATCAGGACTATCAGAATTGGAAAAAAATGGATATTTACTTAGGCTTAAATATAGAGATAAAAATACTAAAATATGGAGGGGCACACTTTGGGCATATGGAGACACGCCCAATGAATTTATTATTAGGGATCAGTTAAAAATAATTCAGCAGAATGGAATGGAAATACCTCATCTTGAAAACCCACAACTGGAAAACCCACAAGTAGATAACCTAGAACTGGAAAATCAAGGTCTAAAAATATTAATATATAAAAATACCAAGTTGGAAAAAGATCAATTAATATATTCGTCTGAAAATGGACAATCTTCTAATGGGGTGACAATAACTCAGTTTACTAAGTTTTGGAATCTATGGCCTCCAAGTAGGAGAGGGAGCAAGGGCAAAGCATTGACCAAGTGGGAAACTATATGCCGCCAAAAGGACAGACCATCTTGGCAGAGGATACGAGCTGCAATATTAAGACAAAAGAAAAGTGATCAGTGGAAGGATGTAGAATTTATTCCTTTGGCTGCAACTTGGTTAAATCAGAAACGATATATGGATGATGCAAAAGATTTAAAAAGGTATGACTTTAGTAAGAATGGAGGAGACGAAAAAATTGATGATAAATCAGCTCGTCGAGCATTTGCTGAAAAATTTGGAGGAGGGGAAGAATGAAAGAGGAAAAGTTTATTGAGCGCAGGATTGTCACAGGTCTGATAATCTCCACAGAATATTTACAGAGCATTCGTAAAATATGGAATTCAAAATTGCTGGGTTCTCGAACAGCTAAGATGATTGCTAATTGGTGTATTGAATTTTATGATGAATACAATACCGCTCCGGGTCAGGAGATAGAAAGCATCTTCCTAAAGAAATCCAAAGGGATATCCAAAGAAGAGGGATTGGATATTGAAGACATATTAGAATCCTTATCCGATGAGTATGAGCACCAAGATAAATTCAATGTCCTCTACTTGAGAGATCAAACAATACAATACTTCGATGAGCGCAACCTGCGAGCATTTCTAGATGATATCAGCAACGATCTTGATGAAGGTAATATAATAGACGCTAAGCGATCTGCCTATGCTTACACTCCCTCTATTGATGTGGAAGACAAAGACATTGATCTTTCCAATCCTGATACTTTGGGGAGTATTGATAAAGCATTTTCTATAACCTCCCAGCCAGTGGTAAAATATCCCAGACAATTGGGTCAGTTTATAAATGATCAATTGGTGCGGGGAGCTTTTGTAGCTTTCATGGCTTCTGAGAAAAGAGGAAAGACTTGGCAACTGATGGATGTAGCAATGCGGGCAGCATCTCAGGGAGCAAATGTAGCTTTCTTTCAAGCAGGAGATATGACCCAAGAACAACAGTTGAGAAGGATGTGTATTTACCTAGCTAAGAAATCAGATAGGGAAAGATATAGTGGGAAGATGTTTGAGCCGGTCAGGGATTGCATGTATAATCAATTGGATAATTGTGATCGAAAAGAACGTGAATGTGACTTTGGTCCTTTTGAGGGGAAAGAGGAGGATTACATTAGGAGGGAAGTTACGCAAGCAGATTTAGTGGAAGCAGTAAAGGAGAATCCAGATTATAAAACTTGTCATAATTGTAGTAAGTATTGGGAACGACCGTGGGGAGCTGCTTGGTTGAAAGAAATAGATACTGGGAATCCTTTGACAGTACAGGAGGCTAAAAAGAAAGTTGAGAAATTCTTTGTAAAAAATAAACGCAGATTCAAATTAAGCTCCCACCCAAACAAGACTTTGAAAATATCAGATATTGACATGACCTTGGATTTATGGGAACGGCGAGATAATTTTGTAGCTGATTTAATTGCAATTGATTATCTGGATATTTGTGAGGCTGAGGTAGCAGGAGATTTCAGACATCAGGAAAATGACAAATGGATGAGGGCTAGAGGATTGAGTCAGAAAAGACATGCTTTGGTAATCACCGGAACTCAAGCTGATGCAGGGAGTTATAAGAAAGATCGTTTGTCATTGGAAAACTTCTCAGAGGATAAAAGAAAGTATGCTCATGTGACTGCAATGTTCGGATTGAATCAGGATAAGAAAGGGAGGGAGAAAGGCATAGGTATAATGGCAATCAATGAGATCGTAGTAAGGGAGGATGCTTTCTTATCATCCAATGAGGTCCATGTGTTACAGAATCTTAGGAGAGGGCAGCCATGTCTTTCCAGTTACTGGTAAGTTAAATAAAACAGAGTCAAGTTTGTATAATATATAAATGAAAAGAAAATGCAAATCACAAGAAAGATAATTTTTCACGCTGGGCATATGCTCAAGGATGATGAGTCCAAATGTTATAATCCACATGGGCATGAGTACGTATTGGAATGCACCGTTGAAGGAGAAGTAGACAAGGTAGGGGCAGAATCTGGAATGGTGATGCACTTTGGGGTTTTGAAGGCAATTATGATGTCTCAAATACATGATAGATTTGACCATAAATTCATTATTGAGGACAGGGATCCTAGGTTGGATAAATTTATTGAAGCAGTCAGTGACTCACCTTGTGTGATTGTCGACTTTCCTCCGACTGCTGAAAATTTGATTGTACATATTATTAGTATAATGGGAGTTGGTTTACTTCCATATGATGGTGTGCGATTGAGTAAGGTTCGTCTACAGGAAACATCCAATTGTTGGGCAGAATGGGAGGCCTTATGAAAGACAATAGATTAGCAGTCAGTGAAGTATTTTATTCTCTCCAAGGTGAGGGAAGTACTATGGGAATCCCATCGGTGTTCTTGAGATTGAAAGGATGCAATATGATATGTGGTGGGAATCAAAGGCAAAATGTTCCCGGAGCCACTTGGCGATGTGATACGATAGCAGTTTGGATGCAAGGAGAAAAGATGGAGCATGGAAGAGTACTTCGATTAGAGCATGTTTCAAAATTAAAAGCAGGAGCTCATTTAGTAATCACAGGAGGCGAGCCATTGATGCAGCAGGAACAGCTTGCAAATTATCTGAGTTGGTTTGGAAATCAATATGGATTTATGCCTTTCATAGAGATTGAAACGAATGGCACAATTAAACCTATCAGGGAGATCCGATATGCTAGGCAACAATTTAATGTATCACCCAAACTGAGTAATTCAGGAGTAAAGGAAAGTACCAGATTGAAGCCTCCTATATTGGGTTGGTTTGATCGGGATGGTATTAATAAAACGATATTCAAATTTGTAATAACTCGGCAGGAAGATTGGGATGAAATAGAGGATGTATATTTGTCTACATTTTTAATCAGAAAAGAAAACATTTGGTTGATGCCGGGTGCTGATAATATTGATCAGCTATTGGATAGAAATCATTTGGTAGCTGCCATAGCATTACATCATGGAGTGAATTTCTGCTCCAGATTACAAGTAGAGATATGGAACAAGACTGTAGGAGTTTGAAAATATTAAAGATCAAAATGCAACCGATAAATGAATGGTAAAATGCTAAGAAAGCTATAATCTTAGGATGGAGACATTATGAGTGCGGCAATGCTAAGGGAGGAGTGGTTGACTCCACACAGTCACCTCCCTTTTTTTAAATGAATTAATTTTAAAATTGAAATAAAAGTTTAATCAAAAACAAATTAAGATGAGTAAAGTAAAAATTAAAGACCTAGTTTCGGTCACGGAAGAAATGCAAGAATTGTGTGCTTTTGAGCCTGCGTTAAAAACAGCAAAGAAGGCAGAGAAATTTTTGGTAAAACAATTGGGGGAAGCTTTCAAGGAGCTGACTAAAAAGGACAAGTACTCTGAGGAGGCAAAGGAATTATTCATCCAATTGGAATTCATGGATGATCCAGATCAGGAGGATCCAGAAGATGAGACTCCGGAAGAAGATAATGAGGAGCAGGAGGAATTGGTTGAGGATATTGAAGAGGCAAAGAAACTTGGTGATCTGAAAACGATTGCAAAGGAGAATGATGCTTTTGATGCAATCTCAGGCAGGCTGTCCGGGTACTCTTCTATCAAATCTCTGAGGACTACCATGCTTGGTATTCTTGATGGGTCTGTGACTATTAAGCCTGAGAAGCCTACTGAAAAGAAAGCTTCAGCTCCAAAAGGAAAATCACAGACAGATGTGATCCGTACTCTTATTAATAAGGGATTGAAGCGGGAGACTATTACTAAGAAGCTTGCTAAAGAATTTGATAAGTCTGATGGCTGGGGAAACAGCCGTTTGAAGATTTATGAAAAGGCTTATGGTGACTTAGGAAAGAAAGATAAGAAGCTGAAAGGCTGAGTTTAAGTTGAACGTAATAGCCATTGATTTTGATGGTTCGGCTGCCTCATATCCTGATAAGGTAAATGAATTATTTGAGGATAAGAGAAACCTCATAGTAATTCATACTGCTAGGAGCCGGACCATTCGAGATCAAACAGAAAAAGAATTGGAGAAGTTAGGTATTCATTATCATGTTTTGGTGATGGATAAGCTTCGGGCGGATGTTTATATTGATGATAAAAATGCAGGAGGTTTACGATGGAAATAAATAACAAATCAATTTTATTATTCAGTTCAGGATTGGATTCTTTTATATTAAAGAAGCTGTATTCCTTTCCAGATCATCAATGCTTGTTTGTCAATATGGGAACACAGGAAAATGAGATTGAGGAAGGGGTGGTGCGAAAGTATTTCCCTGATGTTCCTATTAAGCATCTTCCTATTAGTGAGTATGAGCTTGGGAATAAGATAATCCCATTCCGTAATTCATTTCTTGCTTTGCTAGCAGCCCAGTATGGAAATGATATTTGGTTTGCTTTTACTTCAGGAGATACCACTAAGGATAAGGATTATATTTTTAGTGGTCAGATGGAAGGCTTGTTTAATTATTTTTCTTTGGATGAGGAGAAGGTAAATGTGACTGGTCCTTTTTCTATTAAGATGCCTTTGAAATCATTTTCTAAATCAGAGATAGTTGGTGAGTATTTGAGGAAGGGATTTCCACAAAGGGGGTTGATTGATATTTCTGTGAGTTGTTATTCTGGGGGTTCTCGTCCTTGTGGAATATGCCGCTCATGTCTTAGGAAATATGTAGCTGTGACATTGAATCATGTTTATTGGAATTTTGATCATCCTTCTGATAAAGTGATGGATGATTTTTTACGAGAGAGTATTACAAAAAATAGAAAATTTGAAATTAACGACATAAAAAAATGCATAGAGCTAAGAAAGCTATAATGGTTACGGGAGGGATGGATTCAACCACCCTCTTGTATCAAGAGAAAGACAATTTTCCAATTCCTATAACTGTGAATTATGGGCATGTTGCTTTTCCTAAACAAATTGAAATGCTTGACTTTCATTTGGCTAAGCTAGGATTAAAAGATGATCTGGTACAGATTGATATTAATTTTCCAGAATGGCAGAGACGATCGGGTTTATTTACTCCGGGTTATTCTCCTGATGAGAATTCACCTTTGGAAGATTGGGATGAGCTGCGGTACAAGAATTTTTTCATTGAGGGACGAAACATGATCATGATGGCATATGCTATTGCATATTGTTCAGCTCATAAGATTGATGAGTTATTGACTGGGTATTTATATCATGAAACAGAATGGGAGAAGAGGAGGTCTTACAAATTGATGACTGGAGACAATTCCCCTCAATTTGTTGATGTCATGAATCTTGCCAGCATGCTGGGATTTTCACATCAGGTTCGAGTACGAGCTCCTTTTTATGAAGGACGATTAAGCAAGAAGGATGTGTTTAAATTGGGATGTGTTTTAGAAATTGATTACTCCAAGACCCACACTTGTTATTTTGTCCCTGCTTGTGGGAAATGTGATAATTGTTTATTACGAAAGGAGCTGGGAGTATGAAAAAAATATATTTGACATGGGAGGACGTGCTTCAGAAATTAGCACGATTTGATAAGCCGGGTGTAGTAATTTATGGAGTTCCAAAAGGAGGAATGATTATTACTGGTTTTCTTAAGTATGCTATGATTACCTATTCTCCAAATCAAGCAGATATTATACTGGATGATATTTATGATTCTGGGAATACTCAAAATTATTATTCTAACAATTATCCTGAAATTGAGTTTAGGGCTTTGTTCAATAAGAAAAGTGATTTTGGAAATCAATGGGTCGTATTTCCATGGGAAAAAGATCATCCAAAAGGAGAGGAAACAATTCAAGATAATATCACTAGGACTCTCCAATATGTAGGGGAGGATGTGACCCGGGAAGGATTGCTGGCAACTCCAGATAGAGTGGAACGATCGTATGGTGAATTATTCTCAGGATATGGGAAGGACCCAAAAGATATATTTACTCTTTTTGATGCTGAGAAATGTGATGATATTGTTTTGTTAAAAAATATTGAACTCTATTCTATGTGTGAGCATCACATGCTTCCCATTATTGGAAAGGCTCACATAGCTTATATCCCTGATGGGAAGATTATAGGGATTTCCAAACTTGCTCGATTGATGGACATCTACGCTCGAAGATTACAAGTACAGGAGAGGTTAGGGACTCAGGTGACCCAAGCATTGAATAAGTATCTTAAACCGAAAGCATCTGCCTGTATAATTGAAGCTAGTCATATGTGTATGAGAATGAGAGGAGTCAATAAGCAAAATAGTAAGTTTGTTACCTCTAGTATGACTGGAGCATTCTTTGATCAATCAGCTGCTCGTTATGAGCTGATGCAATTATTGAAATGAAAATTTATTTAGCAGGGACTCCAGGAATTGAAAATCGTGAGAAGAGTTGGCAGAGGATTATCAAAAGGAGATTGCTTTCATATTGGGATATATGGAAGGATCAGTTTTCTGTCCCTTTTGCTTTCGGCTTAATTAAAAAAAGGAAAGGATGATTTACTTTGCTGGGGTTCCGGGTGGTGGTTGGGAATTGAGTGAGAAGAGGTTAAATAAATTTTGGAATTTTCGTCTTTGGTCTTACTATTGGATTTTACAGGATAAAAAGAATATGAAAAGAAAAAATAAAAAGATTGAATTGTTCCTGGACTCGGGGGCTTTCTCTGCTAAATCTCAGGGAGTAAAGATTGATGTGCAGGATTATATTTCTTTTATAAAGGATAATGAGAATGTGATCAGTGTGTATGCTAATCTGGATGTGATTGGAGATGCTGAGGGAACTCTACAGAACCAAAAGATAATGGAAAAGGCTGGGCTATCTCCAATACCTGTTTATCATTACGGGGAGGATGAAAAATATTTGCTTAGATATATTGATGGATATGAGTATATTGCATTGGGGGGAATGGTGTTGGGCTCATCTTCTCGTCTTAGGTCTTGGCTTGATAAAAAATTTCCATTGACTTGTGATAAGGATGGAATGCCCAAAGTAAAAGTTCATGGATTTGGACTTACTAGCTTGAGACTTATGCTTCAGTATCCTTGGTACTCAGTTGATTCAACTTCATGGGTTATGACTGGGAGGATGGGGTCAATATTTATTCCAAATAAAAGAAGAGGTGAGTGGGTGTATGATGAGGATTCTTTAAAAGTTCCTGTATCTAGTAGAAGTCCTAAATTGGAAGGAGTGGGAGGAAAGCATCTTGAAACAATGAACCGTACTCCTAATATACAAGCCCTTCTACTGGACTATATTGGAGAGAAGGGGTATAAGTTAGGGAAGTCCAAATTTATTTGGGTAAAGCAATCTCATGAGCTGCAGGAAAATGAAAGGTGGGTTGATAAGAAACCTGATGATAAGGGAGTGAAAAGAGAATTGGAAGTAATTGAGGAGGATGGTATTTCTAACAGATATCAACTCAGGGATGAAATGAATATTATTTACTTCTTGGATTTGGAAAAGAGCATGCCAAAGTGGCCGTGGGCTTTTAAACAACAAGGACAAAAATCAGCTGACTTATGAAAGTTTATTTTGCTACTTGGTTATATGATAAATCTTTGGGGGTGAGTATGAAAAAACATGGAGTTGAAACCCAATTGATAAGTTATCATTTTTTGACTGATCAGAAAATTACAAAGAATCAATTGAGTAGATATGTAAGGACTGGTAGACATAAGAAAATTGAGGAATGAAAATCTACTTGGTAAATATTCCTCGTAAGTGTTGGAGGTTCTCAGGATTAAAGAATCTGGTTTCTTTTTTTATGCTAAAGTATCCTGATCAAAAGTGGAGCGCAAAAACTGATTTTAAATTTTATAAAAAATATTATGGATCATAAAAGAAAAAGGGATCATAAAGAAGGAGCAGATAGTAGGGATAAGCTTTGTTTTTATGCTAATCGTTGGTGGGAAGAATGTGGTAGACCATTCTCTATGAATGAACAAGAAAAGCCTTTTTATAGAGAACCTGTTGAGTTTCACCCCATGCATATAGAAGTATTTAATAATAGTCAACCAGCTACTACTTCATTGATTGAAATTCCTAGTCATGTAACTTTTATAGCTATGTTTAGAAGATTGGGAGCTTATTTGAAAATTCCTCCTCATCTGATAAAAACTCCAGAAGTTTATATGCAGAAGTTAAAAGATCGTCATTATCATATTTTGGTGGTAGATGATGGGAAAAGTGCAAAGGACAAATTATTATCTCCAGCAGATTGGAGGTGTAGTTCTCCGTTTCCTATGGATGTTATTCTTAATTGGCCTCATCATATGGAAGATCCTGATGGAGAGAATAAAAATCGTATGACTTTTAATGTTCCATTTAGTACAATTGATTGTAGAGGATGGAATCAACAAACTATAAATGGTACTTTTTTAGAAGAATTTGAACAACTTACAAGACATGAAAATAAATAAGAAAGAATTACAGGAAGCCTTAACAACGATCAGCGGATCTGATTACACAATAGGACATAAAAAAGATGAAAAAGATTAAATACAAAGACGCATTAAAATTTGATGGCTCATTTGATTCAGGTGTACCGGCGATCAGTAAAAAAGACGCAAAAGAAATAATGAAAAATCTAACACCAAAATTAATACTCGAATTGTATAAAAAGGTTAAACTAATAAATAAAGGACATGGGTACTTTGACGCAACATAGGCAAATTAAATTCAGAGCGTGGAATCTAGTTAAAAAGGTTATGGAGCAAGTAGGTGATATAGAATGGTGTGATTATGACACAAAAGAAATTGAATCTATTTGCACAAAGACAGCGAAGATAAAACCGCCTAATTTTATCCTCATGCAATTCACCGGACTACTTGACAAGAACGGTAAGGAGATTTATGAGGATGATATTTGTCATGTAAACGATGGTTTCATAGGGAAGAAGAGAGTGATAGTCTGGGATGATAACGGTTATGGGTGGGCATACAAAATAATGGATAATATTGAAAATGCTGCGGGTAAAAATATCCAAAATTCAATAAAATCATTTAAATATCGAAGAGTAAATGATTTAGAAATAATCGGCAACATCTATGAAACTCTTTAAAATCCTTTTCATATTACTTTTAGGGATAGCGGGCTTAGTGGTCGCGGTAGCATTTGATTTTCTGAACTATACAACAAGATTAAAAAAGCAACTAGAAAACAAATAAATATATTGAGATGAAAGAACAAAACGCAGAAATCGAATAATTTTTGAAGTTCCATTTAGTAAGATTAATTGCCGTGGATGGAATCAGAAAAACATGAATGGAACATTTTTAAATGAACTAATTTATATTTTGAATAATGAAAATAAATAAAAAAGAATTACAGGAAGCCTTAACAATTGTCAAACCGGGTTTGGCTAGTAAGGAAATACTCGAGCAAACAACATCATTTGCTTTTATTGATAATCGAGTAGTCACTTATAATGATGAGATAAGCATTAGTCATCCGGTGGGTGATATTGATTTTGAAGGAGCAGTGAAAGCTGAGGAATTGTACGGTCTCCTATCAAGAGTATCAAAGGAGGAAGTTGAGCTGGAAGCTGACGGAGATATATTGAAATTCTCATGCGGCAGGGTAAAGGCTGGGTTACGATTGGATAAGGAAGTATTCCTCCCGATTAAAGAACCCCCAAAGAGATTTCATAAGTTAGCAAATCCAGATCAATTTGTAAATTTTGTTTCCCTTGCTATGCGGACTTGTTCCAATGATATATCACAACCAAGACTGACTTGTGTTTTTGTGGAGAATGGTGGTAAGATAATAGGAACAGATAGCTTTAGATTTATTCAATGTGATGGAGAGGAGATGCCTGTGGAAGATTTTTTAATTCCTGCCCCAAATGCTTTTGAATTAGTGAAGACCAATCCAACGCATATTGCCTTGGATGAGCATTGGTTGTATTTTAAAAATGAGGATGGTACAATGTTTTCTTGTCGTAGGATGATTGATGAATATGTGCCACAGGAAAAGATTGATAAGTTATTCAGATTCAAAAAAGAGAAAGAGGTAGTATTTCCTAAGAAGATTGAGGAGATGTTGGAAACAGTTAAGAAGTTTTCCAAGAGGGGGTTTGCATTGGATGAGATAGTGGAGGTATTAATCAAGGAAGGGAAAGTTCTTTTACGAGCAGAGGCTGAGGACACAAAATCGTGGGTTACAGAGGAGGCTTCAATTAAGTATAAAAAGAAACTCTCTTTCATAATCACTCCATCCTTATTTGAATACATATTAAAAATCAACCGGGCATTTTTCCTTGATCAGGATATTACAAAGATGAGATTTACAGGACCTGATTGGCAATATGTCATTTTATTAAGAGAAGAAGGATGAGGGAAGGATTCTTTAGTAAGGAAGACATTCAATCCCTGACGGTTACTCAATCCAGACGATTGTCATGCTTTACCTGTGGATTATTTAAGGATGTGAAAAGTCCTAAAATGGAACCCTATGGAAAGTTCAAAAAGAAGGTAATGATTATTGGAGAGGTTCCGGGTGAGCGTGATGATAGGAATGGAAAGCCATGGCAGGGTAAAACAGGCCGCCTATTGCAATCAATTTTAAAAGATATAGGATTCGACCTCTTTGAGGATTGCGTCAGTTTAAACGCCGTTAATTGCCGTACCCCTGATGATAGGAATCCCACTCCAAATGAACTTAATTGTTGTAGGGATGTAAAGGTTCTGAAAACAATAATCCAATATAAACCAAAGATGATATTGTTGCTAGGTAGTGAGGCTTTGAAAAGCTTCCTAGCTCCAAGGTGGAAAAAATCATTGGGTGGAAAAAATCAGGCTATTACTACTAAATGGAGGGGTTGGGTTATTCCTGATCAAGATTACAAATGCTGGGTGTGTCCAACCTTTCATCCATCTTATGTTGAAAAATCAGAGAATGAGGTAAAGGAGATTTGGAAGAATGATCTGGCAAGAGCTTTTGCATCAATGGAGACTCCATTTCGTAAGAATAAAAAACCTAATATTCATTACATTGAGGATTTGGAAGACTTGTTTGGATTGCAGGAGGGAATGGTCGCTTTTGATTATGAGACCACCGGGCTGAAACCTCATGCAGAAGGACATAGGATTGTCTGTGCTTCAATAGCTTATAATGAAAATGATGTGATGGTATTCCCCATGCCTAAAAAGAAGAGTTTGAGAAAACCATTTATTGATTTCTTAAAGGGAGATACAAAGAAGGTAGGAGCTAATATAAAGTTCGAGGATCATTGGTCTATTGCTAGGTTGAGGACTAAGGTCAATAACTGGCATCATGATACTATGCTCATGGCTCATATTTTTGATAACCGGCAAGGAATAAGTGGATTAAAATTTCAGGCTTATGTATTACTTGGAATAGCAGATTACTCAAGTGAAATACAACCATTTCTGGAAGCTACTAAGGAGGCTAAGAAACGAGATGGAGCAAATGCAATCAATCGTATTTATGAATTGATTAATCAGCCCGGTGGAATGAAGAAGATATTAAAGTATTGTGCTTTGGATTCTATATATGAATACAGGATTGCTAAGCTGCAACTTGATGAGTTGATTGAAAAAACATTACCCTTTTAATATGGATATACAGGATGCATATAATTTAACTCATAATGGAATATTAGCTTTGGCTAGGGCTGAGCGTCAGGGTATCCGGGTGGATATGAAACATGCTCAGGATAAGCATAGGGAATTGACAAGATTGATTGATGAATTGAATAGTGAATTCATCAGGACAAAATTCTATAAGTATTGGGAAAAGTCAAGAGGAGGTAGGAAAGTAAATATCGGTAGTAATCAACAG